CGCAGGAGGTGTCTGGGGCGCAATCACCGGGGCCATAACGGCGCAGACCGATTTGCAGACCGCCCTGACCGCCAAGCTGGATGATTCCCAACTCGACACGGACGGAACGCTGGCGGCGAATTCCGACGCCAAGATTGCCAGCCAAAAAGCCGTCAAGACCTATGTGACGGCCAATGCCGGTGGGGTCGGCAATTTACCAATCGGTTTGCCCGGCTCTCTGCCATCCAGCGGAAACGGCCAGATATTCCTGAATTACTCAGATGCAAACCAAGTTCCTGCGATGACATCGGATACCGCCCCATCAGGCAACTGCTACGCTTCTTCCGTCTACGCCACGACTCCCGCGTGGTATGCCTTCAACCCGGCGCAGGGCGGGTGGATCACGAACAATACGAACACGGGCTGGATCGCCTATAAGTTCCCAACCGCGAAAGTAATAACTTCGTACACGATCCGTCCTTGGGACATCGACACTTTTCCCACCCGTTGTCCCAATACCTGGAAGGTGCAGGGCAGCAACAACACCACCAACGGATCGGATGGAACCTGGACGGATTTGGACACGCGGTCGTTTACCGGCTGGGTATCCGGCGTCACCGTAAGATTCCGTATGCCGATCACCGGCAGCTATACGGCGTACCGGCTCAATGTCCTGACAAATGGCGGGAATTCCTATATGGGGGTCCACGCCTTATCGTTTGACAACACCACAGGGTCAACCACCTTGGGCCTGTACATAAGGGATTCAAGCGGCATAGTTACGGCAGTCCAGATGGCCCCATAGGCGTATCGCATGAAACAGAATACCATCGAGACTGGCTTCATCAACGCCGCAGGGGCGGCGTGGATACCGCCCACCGTCTCGTTCTCCAGCGCGCCGTCAACTCCGGCGACCGGGTCCATCTACGTCTTCACTGACGCTCTGTTTCCCGGCGCTGCCGTGGGCGGCGGGGCTTCGCTCTCTACCTGCCGGTGGAGCGGATCGGCGTGGGTGCCCGTGGGCGGCGGCGGGGCGCATGGGTTCGGCGCGACCTTTGACGGTGGCGACACGCCGCTGAGTTCTGGCGTTATGGCGTACCTGACCGTGCCCATCGGCGGCACGATTACGGCGTGGAATTTCGTGGTGGACGCAGGGACCTGCACCGTCAAAATCTGGAAGGTCGCCAGAGGTATTGCGAAACCTACCGCCGCGAACTCCATCAACACCGCAGGCCTGTCGATCACTTCTGGCACCGCCCTTCACAGCACGGTCCTAACCGACTTCACCACACTCATCGTCGCCAACGGCGATCTGGTCGGCATCCATTTGCAGGCCTGCACGGACGTTCAGTACATCAGTTTCGGAGTGGAACTATGAGCTACCTTGCCAAGAAGTATCTGGTCTACGACAACAGTACTCTCGCCAACTTTCTGTCTTGGGGTTCGGGCATCAGTTCCGCCATTGCAGCGATGGGGTGGATTCAGGGGAACGACACCGGGCAGGTGGTGTTTACTGCCACCGCCATCACCTTCACGCAGGTAACCCTGTCTGGCGCGACGGCGGTCTATGCCTATAGCAGTTACACCGGACCCGCTCCCCGCGTCGGGATGAATATCATTGTCACCGGATTCGTTAGCGGCGGGAACAATGTGGCAGGTAACTTGACGACGATCAGCGGCGGGAGCAGCGGCACGGTCACCTTCGCGTTCACCACGCAGTCGAACGAAACCCACGCCGGGAGCGGCACCACCACCGTCAGCACGGCCCCTGCCAGCAACGCCTTCGGTAAAAACGAAATCTGGAAACCGGGAGACGGCGGGCCTTCGTTCTTTCTCAGAGTCAGCTATGGGAACACCAACGCCAACGGTCCTCGCGTGCAGATGCAGATCGGCAGCAGCACGGACGGGGCATGCACTCTGACCGGATTCACCACGCAGGTATTCGAGACCATCCGCAACGACATCGCCTCCGGCGGGGCCACTGTGCCCTATGAGTGTATCTTCAGCGGCGACACCGATAGAATCGGCATGATCCTCTGGCGGCAGATGGGAAGCGCTTGCCACGCTCACTGCGTGGAGCGCACCAGGAATGCCGACGGCACGAACAGCGGCGAAGGCGTGACTCTGCTGGTGGCCGGGCCCAACCAGGGAGCAAGCTTCAACACCGGGATGCAGACGATGGTCTTCGGCATCGGCGCGGCCCCGAAGACCGGGTCCAGGGTCTTCAACTCGCCGCATGACGGCGTCGATGCTAGCTACGCTTTCAACGGCAAGATTCCGATCTTCCCGGTGTACCCGCTACATGGCCGGGTCGGCAATCCGATGACGATGGCTGCATGGGTCCATCACCAGGAAATAGGCGACGGCGCTCTCTTTACGACTACGCTCTACGGATCGCCCAGGACCTATATCACCGCCGTCAATGTGCTGGCGGGCTGGCCCAACTTCTCCTCCTTCTGTCTGAGGTACGACTGATATGGCGATTGCTGCTTCCATAGGGAAGACCGCCAGCAACGCCACGGCAACCACCACCCTCGCGTTCGCTGCAACGGCCATCGGTTCGGGCTCAGACATCGTGGTGGCTATCGCCGTTGCCGACATCAGCATCACCGTCACCGGGATCGCGGACACGGCGGGCAACGCTTTTTCGCAACGCACCGCGATCAATGGCACCGGCGTACGGACCATGATCTGGGAAGCGCAGGACGTGATCGCCAACGCCGCCGACATCATCACCATCACTTTCAGCGGAGCCACCCTGGCGTCGGCAGCCTTCGAGACCTACACGGGAACCGTTGCGCAGACTGCGGTCAACGACTACGCACCGCATGTCATGACGGACAACGTGACGCCCGCGCCCTACGTCGCTTCCGCCCTGAATGCGTTCAGCGGTCGCGACCCGTTCAAGGCATTCAACGGCGACTACTTGGGAGGGGAAGGGGCGGAAGCGTTAAACAACAATCAGGCGATGGGCACTCCCTACAACTCCCGGTCGCAGGCCGGGACGGGCCCGGTTGCCTACCCTCTTGGCGTGTTGGCCGGGTCGCTGTTGGTCTTTGCTGCGGGCTCCGAAGGCGTTGTCGATCCGCTGACCGTAACGGACACCCTTGGCACCTCCTACACGAAAGCGGTTGCGTACACTGCGAATGCCAACCACATCGCCATCTATTGGGGCATCGCTCCATCTGCCGGGGCTAACACCGTTACAGTGACGGGGCTAGGCACAAGCTTCGCGGATGTGTCGGTAGCTGAGTTCGTGACCAGCGGCACCGTGACCGTGGATACCACTGCCACTGCGTACGGCGCGGCCAGCCCGGTGATCGGCACCATCGCCACTACGACAGCCACCCTGATCGTTGCGATACAGCGCAGCTTCCACACCAACACGTTCACCGCGAATGCGCCCACGGTCTTGTTGAGCCAGCAGAACGGAGGGTCTGATGGACAAGCATTAGCCTACCAGCCAATCAGCGGGGCCGGGACTAAAACCGTTTCCATTGCCATGACGGGCAGCGCCGACAACGCTCCCCAAACACTGGCCGCGTTCAACAACGTCACCGGGCCGCGACTCATCGACATACTGCCGATGGCCTATCTCCAAATCGATTTGGGCACCGCCTACTCTCCGGGGAGTTATGCGATCACGGTCACCAATTCCGCGCCCTACGGGTCGGATCGGGCACCGAAGACATGGGAACTGCGCGGCAGCAACGACAACTTCACCACGTACACCATGCTCAACGCGCAGGCCAGCCAGACCGCATGGGCACCCGGCGAGAAGCGTACATTCACCATCGCCTCGCCAGGATCGTTCAGATATTGGCGAGTCCACATGACCGCGAATAATGGCGATGGCAGTTACACGGGAATTCTGGAGCTGAACTTGTTCGGCAGCGGGCTACTGCTGGCCACGCCGCAGGTCACGGACACCTCCACGGACACGGGCCAGAACCCGAATGTGTTTGTGGGCGACATCCAGGAACGGGGCAACTGGATCGTGGGCGCTTTGGGCTTCGTCTGCAATTCCGGCGACACCGTGGCGATCATGGACGGGACGCTGCGGCAATCGGTCGTTCCCGCGTTGGCCAGCGTCGGTGTGGCCCTGGTGGACAACGCCGGGATATCTGTCAAGTCCACCATCCCCGCAGAGGTCAGGATATCCGCCTCGCGCAACTGGGCTGCGGCTGGCGTGGAATTACGGGCTGGAGGATCGCTGATTCTCTACGATCCGGTTGCAGTCGAGATTTCAGCGGTAAGCGATGGCACAATAAACTATCTCAATTTCGTGATGCCCGACTTCAATTCCGGCGGAGCAACAGGCGCAGGAGGCGGGCCTTCCATGCATGGATGGAGTTATTAGGATGGAAATCAAAGTACCCTTTCTCAAAGAACCTGTAGGAGCTGGCGATCTAGTGAAAGCGGCTACCGCTGCGGTCGGCGTCAAGCCCTGCACGCCATGCCAGAAGCGCGCAGAAACCATGAACCGCATGCTGACGCTCAAGCCACGCACCGATCTCTGGACGGCACCGCCCCACATGCCGCCGGGCTGGCGGCTCCACAAGGAGTACTCCAGCCCGAATAAGATTATCCGGCTCTTCGTCAACGATCAAACTGGCGGCAGCGTGATCCTCGACATCGTCGGCGATCAGTATCTGAACTACCGGGGGTTCTGCTGCGGGACGCTGCGCGAGCGAGCGGAGCAGAAATGGGAGGAAGCTTGCCGCTCGCTCTAGACTGTACGTGCTCGCCCGATGCGGCGATTTGCAAACTGCAAAGGTTGGTCTTCCGGCTGGAAGTCACGATTCAGCACGTGGGCATCACGCCGGTTGGCTCACTGCACACCCTGCGGCTCTGGGCGAACAAGGCCGATCCGGCTGCACCTTATATCGTTCTCGACGTCGATACTGGCTCCTACGAATACGAGTTGCACCCACTGGAAATCTGGGCACCATTATGGGCAACATACTCCGTGGAACTTTCGAGCGATGCCTCTCTGCTTCAAGTCCCAGCACCGCCATATTCCTCCTACGAAATGTTCCGCGCCGGATACCAGATCGACCAGGAATACGGGTGTCTCAATATCATCACGGGTGAGGGCACCAGTTGGATTATTTCGAGTTATACCAAGCGCCCCGACGAGCCCACGAAATGCGAGACCGCGCCGGGCGATCTGCGGAGCCTGTGCTACGCGGGCAAGGGCGTGAACACTTTGTTTTACAAATCTACGCCCTTGGGAAGCTGCAACGGCTGCTCGATCAGCGACTATGATTTCCAGCCGCCCATCGATACCACCTCCGCAGTGGACGTGAGCAAATCGGGCGGTATCTGCATCTGCGCGACGGGCGGCACCGGCGATTATCAGTACTCCATCGCGTCGGGCACACTTCCTTCGGGCCAGAGCTTGAACAAAGATACCGGCTGCGTGGAAGGCTCTCCCGACCTGGAGTTCCCCGGCACTCCCGAAATCACCTGGATGGTCACGGATTCCGGCAGCAATCACGCCGCTGGCGAGTTAGTCACCATCGCCGGGACATGCTGGGTGGACGGCACCCAAGTGATCTGGGCTTCTGGCGGGTTGTTCTTCGCGGCCATGACAGGGCACTTCATAACGATCAACGGCGAGACAAAGACGGTGATTGCGGTGCAGGACCAATACGACTTGACGGCGGCATGATATGGCGATCAAAGCTGAATTCGGCAGCTATACCTGGAACACGACGCCCATACTTACGGCGGGGTTCGTCCAGCACGACTTCGTGGCTGGCCATGCGATAGTAGTCGGCATCTCTCTCGCCGACACGACGCAGCACGTCGTCTCAGTCACGGACACCAAGGGCCACCTGTATTCCTTCCGCTACGCCGCGACGAACACCGGCGTCCGCACGGAACTTTGGGAATGCCAGAGCACACTCGCGCAGACCAACAACATCATCACCATGACCTTTAGCGCGGCGACGGTGTTTTCGGCTTGCTACGAGGCGTATTCCGGCGTGTACGCGGAACCTTCCCTGATCACGCAGAGCGTGGCCTATGGCCCCTCGCCGTACGGGACGCGGCTCTCTGGCGGCGTGGTCACCAGCAACATCGCCAGTTGGGGCGTGGGCGTTTTCGGTTGGGCGTCCACGCAACCAGACGTGTTTTTCTTCATCGACCAGGGAACGCTCCGGCAGGAGATTCCTCACGATAATCCGGTCGGCATTGTCGGCGTTGGCACCGTCATTGTGGATGTCCATGGATACCCGATAGCGGGCAACCCGGTTCCCGGCTATGGCATCGATCCGCCAATCGGTCACGTCTACTGGAGGGGGGCCAGCGTCACACCGCTTGAACCTGTCTACGGTGCCGCAGTGGTTTTGGAGTTGCGCTCTCCCGGCGGGTTGACTCCAGGGACCGGCGTGGGCGGCACCGTTCCGCCGCATCCGCCCTACCATCCTGATCCGCCCGGTTCGCGGGTCGCGTGGAGCTACAGTTTCATCGTGCCGGATTCCGGCGGAATAACCGGCACGTCTCCCCTCTCCGCTGCGGTCACCTGTAAATACGTCGGGGCCGGGTGTTCAGCGCCGAATAATGAGTTCGGCAACGTGGCTCATTGATATGCTACAAGCCCACTGCCTCTGCACGCCGAATCCGAAGGGTGAATTGTGCAAACTGATCCGGCTGCTACTGACGATCAAGGTCGATGTTACGAACGTCGGCACCATCGGGTCTTCGCGGGCCACCCATCTAAAAGGTACAGGCGAGGACTTCTATATCTCCTTCGGTGACGCCGGATACTCTGAAGTGGATTTGGCCATCGGCAGGTTTGGACCGATTTGGGATTCGCTGTACCTCCTGCAATACATGGACGCCAGCCTGTTCCAGGTTCCATCCCCACCCGGATCGCAGTATGAAATGTCAACCGTCGAGGTCCACATCATTCAGAGCTACCGCTGCACCAACCTCGTGGACGGCTCCATCAGGGATATGCCCCCCATCGATTCCGTGCCCGCAGCCGGGGGCGAATCGCGGTGCGAATATGGCGGCGAAACCCGTGGGAAGGTGATTTCCTTCACCGGGGGCTTTAGCACCTACTTCTACAAAAGCACGCCTCTGGGCCAGTGCCTGAGTGGAGCAGTAAACCAGACTTCCGGCGGATTCTTCCCTCCTCCCGATTTGTCGCAGTCGATCACGTACGACGGCATAGGCGACAACTGCATTTGCGCGACCGGCGGCTCCGGCGATTATGAGTTCAGCATCGTCGGCGGCAATCTGCCTTCGGGCGTAGAGTTGGATCGCGATACAGGTTGCTTCCACGGCGAGCCTGACGGTGCCATCCCCGGCACATACGAGATCACGTACCAAGTCATCGACCGTGGCGGTGCCGGGAACTCCACCAGCTTTTACGAGGTGGGCGGCGTCTGCAATATCGGAGGCAGCGGCGGTAAGACGGTGACCCTGGTCAGCGGTTTGCCGTTCGATAGCGGCGGCTGGGTCGCTGGCGACAGGATTATCTTTGCCGTGCCGAATGCGTTCGATGGCTCCGATATTTTCCACGAGCGGTACATCGTCACCATCACTTCCGGCACGGTTCTGACGATGGACGAGGTTGTCAACGGGACCAACATTCCCGGCGGGGCGTCAGGCCAGTGGGCCAATGTGGGCTGGACGATGCGGATCTACGTCCCGACTGGTGATCCGACTCCTCCCCAAACCGCCACGGTTGTGTGCGGCTATTTACCTGGACCCTGCGTGACCAGCGCGCCCAGCGGGAACTTCTTTTTGTAGCCACTTACTCTCCAATTTGACACCCGTTTGACACTGTACTGACGTCAATCGCGCGTCAATCGCGCGTCGATTTGACGCCATACTGTCGTCAATAACGTGTCAGTTTGACGCCTTTAAAATCAATCACTTAGCCCTTGACATCGAAAAGTAACGGGCGTAGGATTTGAGGTGCGTCAAAGCGGCGGCGCTTAGACCTAGCGGGGGCGACCCGAACAATTGGACTAACTCATACGGGATACGTGTGTCCGTCAGGCGGAGAACTTTGTAATGAAGGCACAAATCGAAAAAAACACAGAGCGAACCGGTCTCTCGATCCGCTCCGATATCAAGGCCGCGATGGAGAAGCTGCGCATCTATCGATGCCGGGAATCCGGCGGCTACGTCAGCCTGGGCTGCGTCTTCGGCGAGGCCGCGCTCTTACTCCTGGAGCGCGAGGGTATTGATCTCAACAGTGGCGCTGCGGCGGCCCTACCGGCCAGCAAGCCCGTCAAGTCCGCGAAGCGGAAGCGGGTGATGGCGAAAGCATCATGACCGATACTGCGCTGGGCAACCACTACGCCTGCGACCTGTGCCCGCGCCTGCGTCGTGAACATCCGCGCAACCTGGGCAGTAACTGGCTCGATGGCTACTGGGTCTGCGTGGCCTGCCTCAATCTCTACTGCCGCAAGCTGGTGGCCGCCGGAGGGAAAGTGTATGTCACTAGACCATGAACTGCGGCGCACCGGCTTCACGTCCACCGACATGGCTGCCGTGTTGGGCGTGGATGAGCGCCGCGATCTGCATGCGATCTGGGCGCAGAAGGTCGGCGGTCTGATACCGGACCCACCGACGTGGCGCATGCGCCTGGGGCAGTATCTGGAGCGCGCGGTGATCGGGATCTACGCCGACTACATCGAGAAGCCGGTTGAGCCGCTCTTCGATAAAACCTTCCGGCATCCGAACTTCCCGCACGTGCTGGCCACGCCGGATGCGCTGGTCGAGGACAACGGCGGAGCCGACGCCAAGACGTCGAGCTGGGACCAGCGGCACATGTGGGGCGAGACCGCCGACGACATTCCCGACCGGGTTCAGTTGCAGGCCGTGACCTGTATGGAAGTGATGAACCGCGACTACTGGGACATCGCGCTATTGAGCGGCGATCAGTTCCGCGTGATCACGGTGACCCGCGACAGAGAGTTTGGGCAGTTCGTGTGTTCCGAAGCGGAGAAGGTCTGGCTGCGCTACTTCGAGACCAAGGAGCCGCCGCCCATCGGCGGCAGCAAGGCGAGCGCCGCGTGGCTCCAGAAGGCCTATCCCAAGCACAAGCGGCCCGACCTGCGTGTGGCCACCGACGAGGAGATCGAGGAGCTGCGGCGCTACGGGCGGCTACGGGCGGAGCAGGGCGCGCTGAAGAAGGAGCGCGACCGACTGGAGAACTGGCTCAAGGCCGCCGTGAAGGAGCGCGAGGGGCTGGTCTGGGACGGTGGCCGGTTCACCTGGAGGTTGTGTAAAGACGCGCACGTGCCCAATTGGGAGGCGCTGGCGCAGACGCTGCTAACTAACCATGTCCGGTTGAAGGACGGCAGCGGCAGGGACGAAGAGACCATCGCGAAGCTGATCGAGGACCACTCCTACACGAAGGCCGGGACGCGGCGGGTCTGGTTCCGTTCCGATGAGAGCTTCGGCGACGAGGAGGAGGAGGCAGCCAATGCAGCCTGAGTTATTCACCAGCCTGCCGCTGGAAGAAATCCTGGCCAACGAGCTGGCAGTGGAGCGGAAACGCAACGCGGACCTGATGCGCAACATCCGCGCACTCTTGGCGCGTCTGGGCGAAGAGGGCGTCTGCACGGGCGCGCACTGCGGCGCGCGGATCTACTGGGTGAGGCATCCGAACAGAGTCCTGACGCCCTATAGTCTCGACGGCCAGAACCATTTCGCCAACTGTCCTGACCGCGATCAATTTCGAAGGAGAAAAGATGGCTGAAGAGAAACCACAGAGCGATCCGCAGCAGCCGCTACTGGAAGACCCGCCCGACATCGACAAGGATGCCGTGGTGGAGCAGGCGGTGCAGGCCATCGCCACCACCAAGCAGCCCAAGACGGTGCGTGACCTGCTCCAGGGCAAGGAGTTCAAGGACGCGCTGCGGGCGGTCCTGCCGCGCGCCATGCGCCCTGACCGGTTCGTAAGGGTGGCGCTGACCGCCATGATGCGGACACCCGATCTGGCGGAGTGCAGCCGCGAGAGCCTCTTCAAGGCGCTGCTCGATCTGTCGAGCTACGGCCTGGAGCCCGACGGTCGGCGGGCCCATCTGATTCCGTTCCGCAACAAAAAGATGTGCTCCTGCGGCCACGAGATGGACACGCACCGTGGCCAGGACTGCTCGCGCTGCGAGTGCCGCCACCGGCGCACGCTGGTCGAATGCCAGTTGATCATCGACTACAAGGGACTCGCGGAGCTGGTACGCCGGTCGGGCGACGTGAGCTACATCCACGCCGACGTGGTCTACGGAGCCGACGAGTGGAGCTATGGCTACGGCACCGAAGCGCACCTGCGGCACAAGCCCAGCATGAAGGATCGCGGCGAGCGGGTCGCCTTCTACAGCTATGTGCGGCTGAAGGACGGCAGCGAAGACTTCATCGTGATGAGCCCGGTGGAGGTGGACAAGATCCGCGAGCGCAGCAAGGCGAGCGAGTCGGGCCCGTGGGTGACGGACTACGACGAGATGGGCAAGAAGACCGTCTTCCGGCGGCACAGCAAGTGGCTGCCGCTGTCGGTCGAGGTGCGCAAGGCGGTCGAGAGCGAAGACGACGTCGAGCCGGTGGACATCTCCGGCTGGGCGGAGGTGCTCGAAGAACCGAAGGCGCAGGAAGGCCTGCCCTCTCCGGCGACCAAGCTGCGCGACCGGCTGATGCCGGGCAAGGGAGAACCAGCGGAGGCCGGGAAATAAATGGAAGCCAACTTCGACCCGCGCTGCGAAGATCTCGCGCGCCTGTTTCTGGAAGACCAGGGGCCCGACTACACGGAGGAGGATGTGCGGTCGCTGGCGCGCACCATTCAGGAGGCCATCGAAAACTGGCCCAGAGAGGATAGCAAGTCATGATCGACAACATTCCACAGAAGACCATGGAGTCGCTGCGGCGCTACATCTCGCACGGCCTGCCGCCGGGCCACTTCGTCACGGCAGTGTTGTGTAACGATCTGCGCGGAGCCGTGACGCGCGCCGACGACGACAATGCCCACGCCCTGATCGACATCGTGCAGTGGGTTCACAGCCACGCGCCGATAGCCTGCTGGGGAAGCCCGCAGGCCGTGCAGCGCTGGCAGATTCTCAAGCGGCGCGCGGAGCAGCGCGAGGAAGTGAAGGGATGAATGAGCTGTGCAATTCTGCTACTCGAAACAGCCAGCGGGGAACCGACGGAGTTCGACGGCAAGTACGTCAAGGCCTACGATCCCACGTACGTTGACCCGGTCTTTGGCTATGACGGCGGGCTTCTCGAAGTCACCGACAACCTGCAAGAGGCGATGCGGTTCGGTGACGTCAGTTCCGCCTTCCAGAAATACCGGCAGGCATACGGCCTGCGTCCAGACGGCGAGCCCAACCGGCCCCTGACGGCCTGGACAATTACGGTGCAAACCATCCCCAAGGAGATAAAGGTATGAGCCGTTCACGTCGTCAATGGGGCGAGGACTCAACAGTGCGTGTTGAGTTGTCGCAGGGTGCATCCGTCACCCTGAGCTTCAAGGGCAACCTGTTCGATCTGACCCCGCTGGAGCGCGGTCTAATCGAGGCCCTGTCCAGCACGGTCCAGAGCTTCAACATGGATGAGGAGGACCGCCCAATCGAGGAGGCGCAGCGTGCCTGAAGCGGTGCTGATCACGATCATCATCGCTGCGTTCCTGTTCCTGATTATTGATGTCTGGCGCGAACGGAATAGGCGGCGGCGATGAAACTACACCAGATGGTCGAAGACTTCGCCGACAGGTGGGGCCCCTCACGGCCTGACCGGTATCAGGCCTTCGTGTCCGCACTCCGCGAGCTGCTGGAGGCCTACGGGAAAGCGGCGCTGGCTCACGAGAGCCTGCCCGACACGGAGCACGAGCACGGAGACCCGGTGTGAAGCTTCTCTCGCTGCACGCGGCGATGCGCTGCGAATCTGCGAAGACCGGGCGCTGCCGATGCAGATGCGCCGGTCTCCTCCATGGTGCCCAGCGCGGTCTGGACGCAGCGTTCTTTCTGTCGCTGCCGGAGGACGATCCGCACAAGGCCGTGGAGCGGCGCGTGCGCAAGAAACGAATTCTGAAAAGGGACAGAATTCCGCCACTTTTCGAAGGAATCGAGACATGATGGCCACTCAGGATGCATTCGACTTCGATGAGCAGCGCGAACACCTGGAGCGGGTATCCTCACGGATCGCGCGGGCCATCATCCAGTTTTGCCGCGAGCACCGGCAGTTTCACGCGGACGAGTTGCGCAAGCACGTCCTGCGCGAGGCCGGGATCACGGCACCGGGCAGTGCCGACCGCATCCTGCGCGATCTCCGGCAGCGCAAGCTGATCGACTACAAGGTCGTCAACCGGCACGAGAGTTTATACGAGACGCTCTGGATCAAGGGCGACGAGGAGGTGTGATGGGAGAACGGCAATATGAACCAGTACGGCGCTACTTCAGCGACAAGGAGCTGGCAGAGATGCACGAGGCTCTGGTGCAGTCGGTGGGCACCGTCAAAGATCTGCGCGCGGAAAAGACGCAGTCCAACGCTTCGATGAACGCGGCCATTAAGGGCGCGGAGAAGAACGTCTGGGATTACCAGGAAAAGCTGGCGAACGGCTACGAGGTGATCGACATCGAAGTCATCGCCATCATGGATACGCCGTCTCCTGGGATGAAGCGCGTCATCCGCGTGGATACGAACGAGGCCGTGCGCGAGGAGCCGATGAGTGCGCGCGAGCGGCAGGGCAGCTTCGGATTCGATGAACCGAAATAGAGGGCGAGGCAGGCAAGGACAGGCGAGGTGAGGAATGGCGCGGGCGGGCGTGGTGCGGCACGTGATGGCTGGTATAGATGCCGGGAATAGACTGGCGGCCAGCATCATCCTGGGCGATCCATCAAAGTATGCCGGGCTGCCGTTGATATGGGCTCAGTTGTGGCTGGAGGGTGACGGAGTAAAGCTTGTCCCGCATCGCCTCGAAACACCAACGGATCACCATCTACCTCCTCCAGGAAGGGAGGTGTGCGATTTGCGGAAACGACCTATCTGACGACTTCGAGATAGACCACATTCAAGCGTTTAACGAGCGAGGGCAAACAATACTATGGAACCTTCAGGCGCTGTGCCACCGATGCCACTGCATAAAGACCTCCGCCCAAAACAGGTCGAAGTGATTCGCCTGTTCGAGGGCAGGGAACGTGGTGTGGCTAGATTACCAACCGGATATGGGAAGACCGTCGCCGCAGCCGGGAGCTATGCGACCTTGCGTCACCGGGGCTGCTGCAATCGGATGCTATATGTCGTGCCAAGGCGCAACCAAGCCACCCAGGCCGCTCATGGCTTAGTCGAGGATTTGGCGAAATATTTTGGCATCGTCACCAAATCCGTCATCGTAAGCGAGCATCAGACTCAGGCCCATCGCCTACATCGCAACGGCGGGGCTGAGATATTTGTTGTCACGATTCAGGCCCTCACCACTGGCGATAGCTTCAAGACCATCACCGAAATGATGGAAACGGGCCGGTGGTTTATCGTGGCCGATGAGCATCACCATTACTCTCAGCGGCGCGGCAACGGTCAAGACGTCGCGCGAGAGGACGGGATCTGGGCAGATCGATTACACCGGCTCAATATGAGCGCGCTGCTGGCGATGAGCGCCACGAGTAAAAGATATGACGGCCTGGATCGCTTCGGCGAACCCGACGTGATCGAAACCTATGCCCACGCAGCCGAATGCGGCTACGTGAAGACACTGAGCCTTCACGCCTTCGAGTTTCACGTTGAGACGATCACCGTGGATGGGGTTCAATACACCTACAGCACCGATGAGTTTCTGGCCCTTGTCGGGTCGGAGAATCCCGCTGACGTGGATGCTTTTATGGCATCGCGCCAGATGCGGTGGTCGCCCAAGTACATCTCGCCGCTGATCGCCTTCCCTATAGATCGGCTCATAGACAATCGGCTGAACGGGATCAAGTCGCAGATGCTAGTACAGGCAATGAGTGTGGCGCACGCCAAATTCATCTGTGCTCAAATCGAAACCTTAATGCCCAGCCACATGTCCGTTGACTGGGTGGGCACCGGTCCCAACGGACGCTCAGAGAGCGAGAATGACGCGGTCCTCGATAAGTTCTGCCCGCCGAAAGACAGGCTGACTGGCCGACGGAAGTGGAAGCTGGACATTCTTGTGAATGTGGGCATGGCTGCTGAAGGCCTCGACTGCACCGACGTTACCGAAATTAGCTTCCTTTCGGGGGCCAATATAACGATCTCGACTTTGCAGGCCATCGGGCGCGGTTCCCGCGCCATGCCCGTCCCAGAGAATGTCAACGCTCCTGTGTGCCACATCAACGTCGATTCATCGTCGCCTCTTGCTGAATACGTTGGCCCCGCGATCATGGCTCTATTCGATGACGAGCCTACAGTGGCACCCCCTGGCCCACCGCGCGGGCCCGACGACGTGGACTACGTGCCGTCGCCGCCGACGATGAATGTCATGGTGCTGGATGTGCGGCTGACAAATATTCGGAGCGAACCGATGTATCAAGCGATTCTCGACCTCGCGAAACAGTCGTGTCCAGAAACAGAGGAGCAGATGGTGGAGCGGAAAGTGGAGGAAGCCATCCAGAGCTATCTAAACCGTGGCGGCAGCGAGTCGAGCACTATCGCACAAAAGCGGGACCAGATCGAAAATTTGGTCGCTAAAATCGTTAGCCTAATCGTCACCAAGATTCGGACCAGCGGTGAGAGGATCACCATCGACAAGGCCTATATTGGGAAGCTAAAAACCAAGATCAACGCCCGTAAGAAGGGCCTTTTTGGTGCAGTCGATACTCTCACGTCAGATCAGTTGGATCGCGAATACGAATGGCTGCGCGAAGAATTGGAACTGCCAATTTTTCAGGGTCACGCCTTACAGGGGATGCCTTCGTGGCTGCGATGAAGGTTCGTCGCGAAGGGGTAACGATCCACCAGGAGCCGGTCAATTCCGATCCCGCCGCAGAAGTGCCGCGCGACCAGTGGCCCGCGCTATTGGCGGCCCGTCGAGCTTTCTGTGAGCAGAAGCTTCCTTGGGATTGTCGGCTGCTACTCTTCTTCATCCAAGACGCCGCCGCCAATGATTGGCTTGATCTGGGAAGCAGGGACCGGTATATCGAAGAGGGTCTAAAGCTCCAGCCACAGATGGTGGAGTGGGCGCTGGCAGGCTTGCAGGCCACGCGGCCCGACATTGCAGTCAAGTTTAGGGATGCCGTCAAACTGGGGAAGACCGCCGGAGCGCCCATCGGAAACCAGAATCGCGCGAAGGTTAAAAACAATTCCTGTATTACAGGAATTGAACCGCTTGGAAAGAGGTTTACTGTCGCCTATATCCGCGCTCGATTGGAAAACGAAGGGCACACTGAACTGCTGGAGAAAGTTGAGCGTGGCGAGAAATCGGCCCATGCAGTCGCGGTGCAACTGGGATGGCGCACGCGCATG